AGTACCGGTATTAGAAACAACTGGAGATAAAAGATATCCCCTAGTTCCACCAGTAGTGTGATGAATATACATAAGATCGCCAACTTTTAGTAAGTCAGCAGCCGAATTAAAATATCCAGCTACTCTTATTGTATTTCCAGCATCAGTAGAAGTGTAAGCCCACATTTGTGGAGCATTACCAGCTTTAGATTGACCTCCAATAGGTGTCAATCCTGTTTGACTATATGCCATAGTTATATCTCCCTATTGTTATTCTCGACAAGTAACTTCGGTTATACCTTCATCATCGATTGCAATTGATCCAGCAGAGAACATACTGTTCACCAAGAAAGAAGTTTTCTCTGGAACATAATTGATCTCTGTTTTTTGGGCCATATTTTCGGCCATACCAATAGCAGATCTGTGGAAAGCATAAACATTTCTGTCGCTTGAACCATCAATAGACAATCCTCCTTCATCTCTATCACCAATAGTTATGAACTTGAAACCTAAAAAGGTATTAAGCTCACCAGACACAAGACCTTTTATAGAGGCGTAGTCGCCACTAATTGCTCTTTCATCGCCTAATAAACCGGCTAATGAATTTGCATGGATCAAGATATGTCTGTCATCTAAAGGAACATTTTTAGCATCCATTGCTTTTTTAGCAGCAATGAGCTTTCCAACATTCAAGTTTGATGCAGTAGCAGTTCCTGAAGTAACAACTGTGTTTGCAACTGTGTTTGGTGAAGAGGCTCCGGAAAGAGCATCTATGATAAGTTGGTCTAATCTTCGGCCAATAGCTTTCGATACTACTTGTACTAATTCCGATCTTTCATCAAAATTAACTTTCGCTTGATGAAATATATCTGAATACTCTGCTGCATTATAATCCGACATTGTAGCGGTTACTTGTGAGTAAGTAACATTCAAAGGTGTTACGTCAGTTTGAGGTATTCTAACAGTAGCAGATCCTTTCCCAAGTTTGGGAAATTTATAGGTATTAGCACTAACACCAGATCTTAATCTAACAGCACTTCTCAAGACACTTTCTGCTTGATAAGCCTGTTTAACTTCTGCATCGAAAAGAGTAACAAAAGCATTTGTTATCGATTGTGCCATCGTTTTCTCCTTAATTAAACATTAATAAATATCAGTTGTCTGGAACAGCCAGGCTGAAGATGGTGTCTTAATTCCACCAGCCAGAAGGCCAAAAAGAAATTCGGTTATCTTCAATTAGATAACTATTAAACTTTAAAACAAAAGTAAAGGGATAAAATTAAATATTATTCATAAGCTCTATAAATTCTATAATAACAATTAAAGCTAATTCTATTACAAGAATGGCATGATAAATGTGCCAAACAATACCATTACTTTTTTTCTTTCTCATTAAATTTCCCCTGTAGCTGTAGCAACTCCAGGATATGCTTTAGAAAAATGATCCTCAACTTTTCGTCTAAATGCCGGATCTGTTTTATATTTAGGATCAGCTACCATTGCTTGTAACTCTTCCTTGCTTGGCATTCCATCAGCATTAATAGGAGTTGTTGGTATTGTACTCTCTCCATAATACTTACGAATTTTATTTAAAGCATTAATACCATTGGCAGTAGCAGCAAAGATTTTAAACTCTTCAAAATCACTTTCACTCCATACTCCTTTAGATACTAATCCTTTACCCCAAGTAGAAATCCCTTGAATGACTTGATCAGCATTAGGCCCAAGAGCTTTTCTTTCTTTGTCGTCATCAATTCTCTCTGCCTCTTGTTGTTTAGAAGTGATCTCTCTAAATTGATTAACAAGTTTATCAAAACCAACTTGAGTAGGTTTGTTATCTTTGGCCCACTCCATAAACATATCGGCTATTTGATCACCTTCCTCAATACCTTCTAAAGCAGACACATCATATTCTTTAGGTGCTTTATGCTTACCCATCGAAAATGCTTTCTGCAATTCTTTATAAGAAGTATTTAAGTCCTCAACTTTTACACCAGACTTTTCATCCCAGAATTTTTTTTCTAGGTACTCTGGTTTTTCAAGTTTGACTTCTTCTTTCTTTTCTTCTGAAGGAACATTCGTTTGTTCCTCAACCTTATGAGGTATATCTTCTGGTTCTTTTTCTGTTTCATCAGTTTTTAAACCAGATAATAAACCTTCTGGTTTTTTTTCTTCTACTTTTTCTTCAACTTTATTTTCTTCAACTTTATTTTCTTCTTCAGCCATTGTTCTTCGCCCTCTCTATGCGTGTTTGAATATCTCTGATCACAGAATTTTGGCCCTCTCTTGCGTATCCAAAAGAAGGTTCACTTCCAGGTATCCATGTTGTTTGTTTTAATGTTTTAGATATTAAATATTCCAAAACCTTTTTACCATCTTTAGTATTAAAGGTTCTAGCAATAGCAACATCTATTTCCCTTTGGTCATCTTTAGGTTTGTTACCTAAAATTTCTAATCCTTCCCATCCAGGGAGATTAATATCTCCACCGACATCATCAGCCATTATGCCATCGCCTCTTGCTCAACAGCAGTTGCTGGTTCTTGAGGAGTAGGAGGAGTTTGATCTGGAGGAGCTGCCGGAGCTGCCGGAGCACCACCCTGTCCATTAGCTTGTGCACTCATCATTTGTTGCGACATTTCCATAGCGTGTTTTTGTATCATTTGTTTTTCTTCTTCAGTAGTTCTTAAATCAGAAGGTATCCCTAATTTGTCTGCTACAAAAGCAGCAATCTTATCTGGTTTAATTTCAGATATTCCTCCAGGGCCTAAAGCATTAGCAATTTGGAAGAACTGCATTACTTCATTTACTTCTTCTAAATTTTGTGCTTTAGCCAATGGAGAAATAGGAACTACCTTAATTTCTAATCCATTAACCTTTAATGGTAATTCAATTAAACCTTTTTCATTCATTATATGTAAAACTCTTCTAACAATAGGAACCATTGTTTCTGTTATTAATCTTCCAAAAGCTGCACCCATATTTTGTGCTAACTCTTTCATTCTCTCTACAATCTCTGTTGCAGATCTTGCAGACATATTATCTGGAGGAAGAGTATCATCTAGTAAAGTTTTTTTAATATTCATTCTTAAATCATTAATAACAATTTGAGATACATTAAAATCTCCAGCTCTAGGCAATGGAGCTAATGATGCACCTTGTGGGCCACCATTTCTTGCGACAGGAATAATTGCACCTGGAGTTATTTTTATATTGTTAGGATTTAAAACACCATCATCGGCAGCAGTATAAATTCCAGAAATTGCTAGTGATGCGTTCTTTAATAATAATTCTAATGTTTTATTTAAAGTCTTAATATCCGGAATGGCTGTAGTGAGTGGGCCTCTTCCCATAACTTCCCCTGGCACTTTCATATATCTACTTACCACCCATGGTGTTTGTTCCATTCTTCTATAAACTAATTCTGATTTAGATTTGTCGTGTATTATATGATAACAATAATCTTTAACTATAGGATCAACAATAACAGCCTCGAATAATTCAATAAGCTCTTGAGGCTTTTCTTTTATTGTTAATTGTAAAGATTGTGGAAGAGTAGCATCTGGAAATTGTCTTGCAATTGCCTCTCCTCTAATTTTAAATTTTCTATAAACATTATCAACTGTACCACTTGGCCCTTCTTCTAAAGCAATTAGATATTGTGGAACCGGAGTAAAGGTAATAGGATTAAGATCATCTCCTGGCTGAATTAACATGACAGCAGTACCTACAGATAGATCTAATAGAAATTCTCCAATCGCTAAATCAAAATTGGATTGTCTTAAAACAGAAAACATTTTATCTAAATAAAGATCTAATGCTGTCTGTACTTCTAAAGTTCTTTCTTTAGGTATGTCATTCCCAGGTTCTAATCTGCACCATCTTTTGTAGGGAGGGAAAAGTCCAGATTGTATTCTGTTTGCAAATCGTTGAGTGGAATGAATAGCTGTACTGTCAAAAACTTTAGACATCTTTCCTTGTCCAGGAACATTGCCTTCATAATAACCATCATAGAGATTTCTTTGAGGAAGAGCATATTGATAACACTCTTCATAAGTAGATCTCCAATTTTCTTTTGTGGCAAATGCTTGTTTATGCCTATTTAATACTTCCGATACTCCCAATCTCATTGCCATAATAAACTATCTTAAAAAAGAACTATACCTATAACTATACCAGCAACTACATAAATCATATGATGTTTGTGATCTAGCCAAAACTTTTGTGCTTTGATTTTGATATTATTCATCTTCATCGCCTTCCTTCCTTTTTTGCTCTTCTTCTTTTTCTCCTTGACTTAATTTTATAAATCTAGGATTTCTTATAAACTCTGGTCTATCTCTATCCATACTGTGAACTTTCAGAACCTAGTTTCTTTTTTCTAGGATTTCTTACTGATACTCCAGATCCAAGGCTTTGTCTTGTAAAATCACCAGCTAATAAACCACCTTGCCTACTTCTTCCAATTTTTGTAGAACCTGGTCTTGGCATTAATCTTCTAGTAACTTTTTTCCCTGTAGCTTTTGTTTTGTATTGAACATCTTTTTCTGATTGAGCAATATTTCTTTGTTGAACTTCTGGTCGTCTTTGACCTAGTGGGCTTGATAAAATTTTTACCGGAGCTTGTATTATTTTTTTAATTACTCTTGCTGGAGATCCACCCATTATACATACCTCTTATCAAAATCGTATGGATTTCTAATTGGATCTATTCTTGTTAATGTGGTTCCTGTACCTAACATTGGTATAGCTCTATTTTGATTAACAAGTAATCTACCACCTTTTCTTTGAGCTCTTGATCTAGATGCAATCTGTCTTAATTCCTTTTGCTCTTTAGCATCAACTCTAGCCTCTCTCTCATCCAATAATTTATTGGAAGTATCAAGTTCAGGTGGTGGAGTGTATTTGGGAACTTTAAATAGACTACCCATTAGAATAACCTCGCAAACATAATATAATTGATTTTATCAACTCCATAATTTTTTAATATACCTTCTTTTTTAAAATACAGGCTTTTTATCCATTTGACAGCAAGTACATTTCGTGAACTGATAGTAACTTGTAATCTATGCAAAGACAATTCTTTTGCTGCCAACTCCATAAAAGCTAAAGCTCCTTTGTGAAATTGTATTCTATGCTTACGAATAAGAGTTTGATCTGGTATTAACCACAATTCTGCTACACCTTCCCATTGAGGAACCACTCCGAAACATAATACAGGCTTACCTTTTCCTAATACAACATAACCATAACCTTGTT